TTATCAGATGTTTTCCATAAAACCATTTTTTTAAATATATGGTCTGGTAAGTGCGTAGGTATTTCAGAATCATACCAGTTTTTATACACACCTTTAGGTGCAATAATTAATAATCCGTTTATTTTTCCTTTGTCATAAAGCATAGCTGCGTTATCCAAAAGAACTTTTGATTTACCTGTACCCATTTCCATGAAGTAGGCAAAATTTTCTTTATCCCAAGAATCTTGTAATGCATCTAATTGATGCTTATATGGTGTTGTCTTAAACTTATAATTTATCATAATATATACCTTTACTTTGCTTTCTGAAGAGATATATATGAATAGAAAGGAAAAAAGTCAATGGCAAAAGTTTATTTAGTACAAGATATTCCTGTCGATAAGGAAACAGGAAAACCAAAATTTGATATGACGCCTGCAATTAAATATGGCGAAATTAAGACAATGTTTCCTAGGTTGAAACAAATGCAGTTTTCACCAGGTCCTTTGATCTTAGAAATAAAAAATAGTTTAAAAGATTTTACGTCAGAAGATTATTTATTATTATATGGTGATCCTGCTCTTATTGGGGTGGTATGTTCTGTCGCAAGCGATATTACAAATGGAAAGTATAAGTTATTAAAATGGGACAGAATAGCATCAGGTTATTTTCCCATAGAAATAAATCTTTTTCAAAAGTAGTTGACAATAAGAAATTAGTTTCTATATTGTCGTTTATGAAAGTAAATAATAAAGAGGTAAAATATGACTGTTAGTCTACGTGACGATGCACCAGATCAAGTTGATGTTATAGATCCAACTGAATTATCTGAGGTTATCGAACAATACAAATCTGTGGGAGCACAGATATTAGCTGTAGAAAGTAAACTTAAGGAACTAAAAGAACAAGAAAAGTATATTAGTAATTTTAGTATTCCTGAGATTATGAATAAGATGAATCTTAGTACAGTTAAGTTAAAAGATGGTTCTGAACTATCTGTAAAAAAAGTATATAGTGCCACAATGAAGGCTGATAAAAAGCCTCAGGCAATACAATGGCTTCGAGACAATGGCTTAGGTGATATTGTGAAAAACGAAATCACAGTTAACTTTGGTCAAGGCGAAGAAAACAAGGCAATGGCTTATGCTACCCTTGCACGGGGTCAAGGTTATGAACCGACTCAGAAAGAAGCGGTTCATGCCATGACTCTAAAAGTAACCATGGAAGATTGGAAGAACAAAGGAAACGAAGTTCCTGAAGATCTTTTTTGGACGTTTGATGGAAATCAAACTAAAATAAAAGGTAAAAAATAAACTAATAGACTAATAACTTAATAGGAGGATATAATATGGAAAGTCAATTAGCAAAGAAAGCTAGTGCAGGATCATTAGCAACAATCAATCTAAGAGGTGACTCTAAGAAAGGAGCAGAAGAAATTAAATCGGAAGATGTATCAACACCGATATTAAAAATTCTTCATCAACTTTCTCCGGAGTGTAACCAAAGAGATCCTAAATATGTGGAGGGATCTAAACCAGGAATGATTTACGCATCATCACTTGGCACACTGATAGACGGTGAGAAAGATGGACTCAACTTAGTTGTTGCTCATGCTCAAACTAGATATCCTGAGTGGCAAGAAAGAGGTGATAGTGCATCAGCTCCAGTTGGAACACATATGCAGATACCTGCAGATGCGGTAGAAGAAAGAAATGGTAGATACAGATTGCCAAATGGAAACTATGTAGAAAAGACTGCATATTTCTATGTGATTATTGTAATGGGATGTGAGTTTAGACCAGCAGTAATTCCAATGAGATCTTCAAATCTTTCTCCAGCAAGAGAACTCAATAATCTGATTACTAATTTAAGAGTATCAGATGATAAGGGTACTTTTCAACCAGCTGCTTATTCAGCTATGTTTAATTTAAAAACAGTTGGAAAAACAGCGGGAAGTAAAAGTTGGCATGTATATAGACCAACTAAACTTAGAATGTTAGACGTAACTAATCAAAACGATTCAGATTTGTACGTAGCAGCACAAGAGTTACAGAAAACTGTAGCAAAAGGTTCTGCAAAACCTAAGTACGAGAGTAACTCTAATCAAAGAGATATTGTATAATTCCCTATGGGAATGGTTGCAACAGAGGCGGGGAAGCGAGAGTGGATCCGCCTCCTCTACGTATGAAAGATTTTATAAAATATTTTACAGGCTTAAAAAGAAACTATGGATATTGTAACATTAATAAGGGTTACAAAGACGAATCAGGTAAAATAAAATTTGACCCAAAAGATTATGGCTGGGCTAAAAAAGAAATAACAGATCAAGATTATGAAGAACATTTAAATGGAGTAAAATCTATTGGTGTAAATCCATGTGATGATGAAGGTAAAGCTATCTTTGGTGCAATAGATATAGATCCAAAAAATTATACAAACTTTAGTTTACAAAAATATTTAAAAGTAATTGAAGAAAAAAAATTACCAATAATTC